GCTCGACATGAACAAGAGATGATTGCTAAAGTCGATGAGCACAACGCTAATGTCGATGATAGTATGAAAACCGACCAGGAGCGTATGCTTGCTGGTAAGTATAAATCTGTAGAAGAGCTTGAAAAAGGTTATGCTGAACTACAGAAAAAATTAGGCCAGGGTGAGGAGACTGCTGAATCTTCCACAGAACCTGAACCTGTCCCAACAGCGGACGAAGCACAGTCAGTAGTTGCAGAAGCAGGTATTGACTACTCAGCCTTGGAAAGTGAGTATCAGGAAAATGGCACACTATCACAGGATACATATAAAGCATTAGAGGATGCTGGTATTCCACAAAATATGGTAGATGCTTACATCGCTGGCCAAGAAGCTATTGCAACCCAAACAATTAATAGTCTCTATAACATTGTTGGGGGAGAATCTGAGTACAACGATATGATTCAGTGGGCACAAGAATCTTTGTCCGAATCAGAGATTGCAGCTTTTAACAGCTCTCTCGTTGATAATGATGCTTCTCAATTTGCAATACATGGTTTGTACGCTCGTTATCAAGCCGCGCAAGGACCTAACTTTATAAAAGGACAAGGTGCAACTATGCGCGATGGTGGCTTTAATAGTAAGCAAGAAATGATGCGCGAGATGGCAAAACCACAATATGCACGTGACCCTGCATTCAGGGCAGAAGTGCAACGGAGAGTAGCGCTTAGTAAATTCTAAGCCCCCAATTGGTACCGGAGCAGTCCTCCTGAATCTCTCCTGGCATTAAGGTCCTCCCTCTATACCTTATATAAGACCCATCAGTACCACCCTATTTTTAGTACAACATTCAGAAGTTGCCCAAGTATAACGAACCGAGGTTTGTGTACAAGGATACCCTCATTATGAGTAAGTACTGCCAAGGTAATGTAGTGACCTCAATACTACAATTTTGTTTAATTTAAAAGGAAAATAAAATGGCTTATAATCCCTCGCAAGGTATCGGTACAAGTCGTACAACTGGCTTCTCCGATAGAGACTTGGCGATTAAGGTGTTTTCTGGCGAAGTACTAACTGCTTTTGAAACAGCAAACATCTTTCTATCGAAAGTTCAAACTCGTACTATTTCATCTGGTAAATCAGCATCATTCGCAGTAATCGGTAAATACGAATCTGCAGTGTCTGAGCACACACCAGGTAATGACATCACTCCAAACTTAATCAACGCTGGTGAGCGTGTAATTGAGATTGATAATCTTAAATACGCTTCAGTATTCGTTGATAACTTTGAAGAGGCGATGCAACATTATGAGACTCGTTCACAGTATTCTGCTGAGATGGGTCGTAAACTTGCTAAAGAAGTTGACTTAGCAATTATTACACAACTTGATAACTGTGTGGCTAACGTAGCTAACACTGATGATAACAATGGTGCAGAAGGTCAACCATATGGTGATGTTACTGCATTCTCTACATCTACTAACTACTCAATTGGTGACCTAGTATCTTACAACTCTGTTGTTTACCGTTTCACTTCTGCTCATACAGCAGGTGCTTGGGCAGCAGGTGATGTAGAAGCTATCTCAGTAATCACAGTTGACACTGGCTCTCAAACTGGTAATGATAAGAAAGGTGATGCAATTCTTGCGTCTCTATTCGATGCTCAAACATTTATGGATGAGTTCGATATTCCAGGTGAGCGTTATGTAGTAGTATCTCCTAAGAACTACAACCGTCTAGTACAATCTGGTGCAGTTCATAAGGATATGACTCAAGGCAACAATGGTGGTATCGATACTGGTAACATCGTACAAGTTGCTGGACACAACATTATGGTTTCTAATAACATCGGCAAGAATGATATGTATATGTTTACACAAAATGCTGTTGGTGTTGTTAAGCTACTTGACATCAAGTCTGAAGTTAACTACATCCCTGAGAAATTAGGTGATTTAATGACTTCATCTTATGCAATGGGCTTCGGAACACTTAATAACGGTTGTGTTATTAAACTAGAGTCTAACGACTAAT